CTACTACAGGTTCCCAAGGTGGAACGTTACCTGTATTTGTAGAAGATACAAACTATACAGAATTTACATACCCAGGTGCAGTTAATGTAACTCAAAGTTGGAATGGCTCAAATGTAACACCATTTGGGTTTGAAGATTTCACCCAAGATGATGCTCGCGAATTTATAGATGGTGAATTTAGTGGTTCAGATTTGGTAATAACTAATGGTGAAATAAACCCAGGATGTAATGATATTAAAGTTGCAGATGCTACAACTATTACCTTTGATATAGATCATTTTACTTTTAATAGTAATGGTATTCCTGATATTCCTACTTCTTTACAACTTCCTTTTGGGGGTCCTTCTCCAAGTTTTTTAGCTGGAGTTCTTTCCACCCCTTCAGGTGATTTAGATTTTTGGTGGAATTCAACAAGAAAATTTGAAGCTTTATTAACTAATGATAAATATACTGATACATTCACCCCAGAATATATAGCTATTAGCAAAACTTCTAAAAATGGAGTAGATTTAACAAATGTAATTCCTAATATCAAAGAACTTACAATTTTAACCTCAGCTTTATCTCCAACAGTAAGATCATATACTGGATATTCTAGTTTAACTACATCAACATCAACAATAAAACTTACTATTTTAGAAATAGTAGAATATAATACTAGTTATTTAATTAGAGTAAATTCCAATGCTAGTATCACTTTAGTCTCTTTAGTCCCTACATTTGACCCAGCTCCTTCACCTTACCCAGTAGTAATTCCGGTTCAAAATAATGTTTTAACAGTATTGGATCCTTATTTTGATGGTAATTTTGCTAATAGTAATTGTAATGCTATATTAAATAATGAAATAATAGCCAGAAGAAGTAATATTTTTTGGGATTTGGATTATTCTACAAATGCTATTCAAGCTGTAAATCAACAAGTCGTAATAACAGCATCCCAACAAGATGGTGATTTACCTAAAGCATTTATACAAGATTATAATTATTATTCAACTCCTATTTTAAGACGTAACTATTTAGGAGCCAAATCAACAGCCCCAGATTTTAATGAACCCTCTTCAGCAGGTGGTTTTGGTCAATTACCTGTAGTACAAAGTGAAGGATATTATTTTGCTTACTTTAACTGGGTAGGTGGTACATCTCCTGAGTGGGGTAATGGTTTAGAAGATAGAAGTGCAGTAAACGTTAGATACTACATAGGTGAAGAAGGAAATGTAATTGAACCTATTAATGATTCTGATGGTATTAATCTTAGTATTGTACAACAGGGCTTTGAACAAGATTCAAATGCTATTTTAAGTTTTAATGATAAAGAAGGTGCTACCTCAAAATTTTCAAATTTAGAAGGTAAACATAAAATATTTAAGAGTGGTCAAATTCCTCAACCAATTATATACTCACAAACCGAAAGTATTGCTGCTGGTGAGACTGGAGGGTACGCCCCTTCATTAATATTTGTTCAAGGAGATCAAGCCCAAACATCTGTAGATGATTATAGATTAACTTCAAATGCTAATAGTGGATTTTTAACTGCTAATACAACTTTAGCCTTCCCAAATACAGTAGTTAAAGGAGATGAAGCTACTTTTACTACTCCTTATACCACTTTTAGTCCTAGCTCTAATCCACAAGCTCAATCTCCAAAAGTATCTTTAACTTTTAAGGTTTACTTAGAAACTTCTTTAGTTAATAATTTTTCTACCGCTACTATCCAACTTAAAAAAGGAACTAGTGTAGTTGCATCAAAAACTTTTAATTTTATTGATGGTAATGTTACATTAACATATTCAGATAGTACCGTAACTGCTAGTGATAGTTTTACAGTATTTATAGATGGTGTAAATCAATCCCCAGAGGATGGACCCTTTCCTACTATTAATGGTAATTCTTATTTAAGAGTTACACAATCACCCCCTGCTTCAACTGGGGTTATTGCAAGTAGTAATTATTGGACTATTCAAAATGGTAATGAAATTGTTCCTGATAATTTAGCCCCGGTTTATGGGCAAAAACAAGAAGATATTTCTGGTAGTGGGTTTAATCCAATTACACTTGATTTTAATCTTCAATTAGGGGATGAATTTAGATTTAGAGGTACTGAGACCCAAACATATACTATTATTTCTCAAAGTGTAGCAAGTGGAACTCCTATATTTCATGTTGATAGAGATATTAATCTTACAAGTGTTCAAGCTGATTGGTTCTTAGTAAGAAGATATGTAAATGATCCTTCTTATTTAATATTAGAAGTAGATAAACCTGCAGGAGGTACTTCAACCGGGGTTATTACTCCTGAATATTTTTATGGGGCAACAGAAGAAAAAGTAGATAATATACTTAAAGAACTTAAAAAAGACAATTTAATTTAAAATTAAACTTGATATAAACTTAAAAATAACATATATTTATAACTAAATACGTATTAACAAATGGGATATTTAAATAATTCGGTAGTAACTGTAGATGCTATCCTTACAACTAAGGGTAGAGAGTTACTTGCTAAAAACGATGGTTCTTTTAGAATTACTCAATTTGCATTAGCTGATGATGAAATTGATTATACACTGTATAATCCTTCACACCCATCAGGTTCAGCTTATTATGGTCAGGCAATTGAAAATATGCCTTTACTAGAAGCATTTCCTGATGAAACTCAAATTATGAAGTATAAACTTACTACTTTACCTCGTGGTACTGCTAAGATGCCAATTTTAGATGTAGGTTATACTAATATTGTAATTAAACAAGGAGCTTCATTAGCAATTACTCCTCAAACTCTAAACTATTTAGGTGGTAATCAAAATGAAGCTAGTGGTTATACAGCTACTATTTCTGATGTTAGATTATTATCTACATTTGAAGGTGTTGGTATAGATTCAGCTCAAACAAATGCTTTAAATGTTAATTCAACAACTACATTAGGTACTAACGTATCTGCAACAGTAGTAGGTACAACAATTAACCTTAGAGCAACTACAGTTAATACATTATTTGGTGCTAACACTGCATTATATGCTACAATGACTATTGTAGGTAGAGATAGTGGAGCAAGATTACAAGTCCCAATCACTATAACTAAAGTATCCTAATTATGTCATTTAATAGATTAGAAGCAGACGATTTTGTAGTATCAGCTGATAGTATTACAGCTGGTTTATGGACAGATTCCCAAGTACCACAAATCACTACACTTTTTACATCATCTACCCAAGCTGCAAGTAACTCGGGTGATTATTACTTAAACATATTTTCAAATGCTGCAACTTCATCTTTAGAATTTGCTATTGCTTATGGAAATAAAGATGGTAGTGGTAGCCAGGCTTATAACTTAGATGTAGATGGTAAATCACCATCTTCAACAGTTTATGGTCAATACCGTACTTTAGTATTAGGAGATGAAAATGCAAATTTTACTTTTGGTGGAGTTACAAATACTGTATCTCAATCTTTTTGGGCAATCTCAGTAGAAAGAAGTAGATATAAGGAATCAATCTTCCCAGGTTCAACAACTCTATTTATATCCTCTTCAGCTGCTAATGGTGGTGTAATTTCATTAACAGATAATAGTGCAGTAGCTACCTCAGTAGTATTTAATGACGCTGGTAGAGTATTTCAATTAGTTTCAGGTTCCGCTGGTACAGTATTTACAGGTAGAAACAATGAAGGATATAGTACTGATTCAGGTTCATACGGTTTATTCCTACCAGACATTGCTACATATATTTTAAACCCACAAGCATTACGTAATGATTTTGCTGATGGTGGTATTTCTCTAGATGAAAATACTACATCAGCATTAACACTTACAAGTAACCCAAATTTAAATATTTTATTTACTGCAATACAATCAGCTTCTGTAGGTACTGAAAATACAGCAAGTTTTACAGCAAATTCAGAAGAAACAATTACTTCAGATTTTGTATTTGTAAGACCTAGAAGTTCTCAGTTTAATTATTCAGAAAACCCATCATTTATCTCAGGTTCAACAGGTGAAGTATTATATCCTTCATTTATTAATGCTCCTACTACTTACATTACAACCGTAGGTTTATATAATGATACTAATGAGTTATTAGCCGTAGCTAAATTATCAAAACCATTAGAAAAAGATTTTACAAAAGAAGCTCTTGTTAGAGTTAAGCTAGACTTTTAAAATGAATGAGTGCATTCAAACAATTTTTATCACAGGATGTAATTGTAGAACCCTTTAGAGTAAATAAGGGTTTTACTTTTCCATCCTCTTCATTTGGAGATTCTGATGTACAAATTTTTACTTACGAAGGTAAAAATAGTGATCCTGTTACTCAAATAGGTGAATTTAATGGAATTAGAAGAAATTTACTTTATAATTCTATTAAAGAATTGTATTATTCTAATTACTTAACTTCTACAACTGGAGACCCAGTTATTACAGCTAGTTTATTCCCTGGTGAAAATGAAGATGGGGATAAATTAGTAGGTCCTGCTTCTTCTCAAGGTAGATATGAAAACTATTTACAATCTACATTAACACAATCAAGATATTTTCCAACTTCTTCAAATGCTAATATACTAGCTATTTCAATTCCCTCCCGTTTATTTGGTGATTATATTCAACCTAATTCTTTCGTATGGGAAGATAATACTAATGGTGTTAAATTTACGGATGACGGAGAAGGTAACATCCTAATTTCAGGTAGTGGGTTACTTAACCCAAATAGTGTAGTAGGTAATATTATATACCAACACGGTATTATTACTCTTACAAACGAAAATAATACTGATCCATTTAATATTTATGATTTTTCAACTAGTTTTGCTACTAATGTGACTTGTTCATTTTCTAGTTCACTTGATATCTACGAAACACAATATAAAGCAACTATAAACGAATTTGAATTTAACTTTTCACAAAACCCTTCAATCATTTCAGGATCCACAGATGGTACGGTTTATAATTTTGTAACTGGTTCTTATTTTTCTCCTTATGCTACTACAGTAGGACTATATGATAATGACCAAAATTTACTAGCTGTAGGTAAATTATCACAACCCCTACCTATATCAAGAACAACAGATACTAGCATTTATATTAACATAGATCGTTAAATTATGAAATGGCTATATAAAGGCGAGGAGATGTCCTCATTAGAGGATTTCCCTCCTTCAACATTCGGTTTCGTATATAGAATCACCCACATCCTCAGTGGTAAAGCCTATATTGGTAAAAAATTTGTTAAATTTACTCGTAAAGCTAAATTAACTAAAAAAGATTTAGCATTATATGAAGGTACTAAAGGTAGAAAACCCTCATATAA